ACAATTAAATTTTTTAGTAGTAGTTGTTGTAGTATCAGCAGCAGCAGTTTCAGTAGTAGTATCAGTAACGTTAATAGTAGTATCAGTAGTATCAATCGCGGTATCAATAGTAGTACTCATATTAAAATATTTTTTTTAATTTTATTATTTTTATTAAATTATATTTAAATAGTTTTTTATTTTTATTTTTTATTATTATTTTTAAAAAAATTTTATAAAAAAAAGTATTTAAGGATTTGACAATATATTAATTTATAAAAATGATTTACAATAGAAAATTATTAGAAGAGATTTGTGCCAGAGATAATTGCATCATTGACTATGATGTTTATAAAGAAATAAATAGTATTATTAAAATTACATATATATGTGGAACAGATAATTGTGAAAATGAGGGATGTAAAGGAATTAGATGTGTATATAAAAATGGAGCATTTTGTAAAGATTGTATGAACAAAAAAAGTAAAGAAAAATCAAAAAAAACTTGTTTAGAAAAATATGGTGTAGAAAATCCTTTGCAATCTGCTGAAATTAAAGAAAAATCAAAAAAAACTTGTTTAGAAAAATATGGTGTAGCACATCCTTGTCAATCTGTTGAAGTAAAAGAAAAATCAAAAAAAACTTGTTTAGAAAAATATGGTGTAGCATATTCTTTACAATCTACTGAAGTAAAAGAAAAATCAAAAAACACAATGCTTGAAAAATATGGTGTTGAAAATATTTCAAGTTCAAATGAAATAAAAGATAAAAAAAAAGCAACATTTCTTGAAAAATATGGTGTTGAAAATATTTCTCAATTACAAGAAATAAAAGATAAAAAATCAGCAAGTGATATGAAAAATTACGGTGTTCCACATCATTTTCAAGCAAAAGAAATAAAAGATAAAATTAAGGAAACATGTTTAGAAAAATATGGTGTTTCTCATATCGCAATGCTTGAAGAAACACAAAATAAAATGAGAGCAACACGTTTAGAAAAATATGGTTATGAACATCATTTACAAAACCCTTTAATAATTGAAAAACAACATTCAGGTTTTACACATAAAAAATATGATTATGATGGAAATATAATATATATTCAAGGATATGAAAATTATGCATTAGATTTGTTGAAAAAAAATGGTTATATATTTTCAGATATAATTACAGATAAAAAAGATGTACCAGAGATTTGGTATAAAAATATAATGGATGATAAAAATCACCGTTATTATTGTGATATTTTTATACCAAAAGAAAACAAAATTATTGAAGTAAAAAGTGAATATATTTATGAAAGAGAGAAGGATAAAAATATAGAGAAAATGAAAGCATGTATAGAAAATGGATATGTTTTTGAATTTTGGTTTTTTGATAAAAAAGGTGAAAAAATAGATATTGAAATTTAATAAAAATGCGTATAACAAAAATTATATATTTATAATGTTATATTAACTGAAATGAAATTAAAATTAAAACAATTTGATATAAAAAATATTAAAAGTGATTCAGTAGTCGCAGCTTTTGGTAAAAGAAATACTGGTAAAAGTTTTTTAGTAAGAGATGTATTATATAATAATCGAGATATTCCATTAGGAACATTTATATCACCAACTGAAATTGCAAATAAATATTATTCTAGCTTTGTTCCAAAACAATTTATTCATTATGAATATACTCCAGATTTAATAGCTAATGTTATAAAACGACAGAAAATAATAATTAAACAAATGGAAAAAGAAAAAAAACAGAAAGGGTACAGTAACATAGATCCTCGCATTATTCTCCTATTAGACGACTGCCTTTTTGATAATTGTTGGACAAAAGATCCAAATATAAGATTTTGCTTAATGAATGGGAGACATCTTAAAATTTTCTTTATAATGACTTCCCAATATCCATTAGGTATTCCTCCAATATTACGAACCCAAATAGATTTTACTTTTATTTTAAGAGAAACAATAGTAGGTAATAGAAAAAGATTATATGATAATTTTGCAGGTATGTTTCCATCACAACAGATCTTTGATACAGTAATGGATGCTTGTACAGAAAATTTTGAATGTTTAGTAATAGATAATACAACACGTAGTAATAAACTTGAAGATCAAGTTTTTTGGTTTAAAGCAGAATCTCGACCTAATTTTAAATTAGGTGCTAGTCAGTTTTGGTTAGGAAATGGAGATGATACAGATAGTGATGATAGTGATGAAGAATTTAATCTAAATAAATTTAAAAAGAAAAGTAGTATTACTTTAAATGTAAAAAAAAATTATAATTAGATGGTGCTTGGACAAAGGACACAAATATTAGAAGCATATTTTGTAACGGACGTCACTATAAAATCTTCTTTATAATGACATCTCAATTTCCTTTAGGGATACCTCCAATATTACGAACTCAAATAGATTTTACATTTATTTTAAGAGAAACGATAGTAAGTAATAGAAAAAGATTATATGATAATTTTGCAGGTATGTTTCCAACTCAACAAATATTTGATACAGTAATGTCAGCTTGTACAGAGAATTATGAATGTTTAGTAATAGATAATACTTCACGAAGTAATAAATTAGAAGATCAGGTGTTTTGGTATAAAGCCGCAACACCACCAAATTTCAAATTTGGTGCAAGTCAGTTTTGGATGGGGAATGGTGATGATACAGATAGTGATGAAGATTCAGAAGAAGAATTTAATATGAATAGATTTAAAAAGAAAAGTAGTATAACAGTGAATGTAAAAAAAAATTATAATTAGATAACCTTTTCTAAAGGCGACTAAGCACCTCCAATATTACGTTTATACCATTCATCAGCAGCACCATCGGAACTATTAAAAAGATCATTAGTAAGTGAAGAGAATTGTTGACTAAACATCATTTCATCATAATAAGATCTAGGAACAAATCTATATTCAACTTTAACTTTTTCTTTAACCATTTTTAATTGATCGTTATAAACTCCTTGAACCACCATTAAAATTCCAGTAAATAAAATAAGTATAATAAAAAGTTTCATCTTTATTATTAATTATTAGATTTTAATTCTTCAACACCACCATCATCAGATTCGGGATCATCTAAAACATTTTTTTTAACCCAAGGATCATCATCTAAAATTTCATTAACTAATTCATTATTAGAAACTTCTTTATCAGAATCAACTAAATCAGAATCAGTAATTACTTTAGGTTCAGTATTTCTCTTCATCATTTCTTGTTTACGTAATTCGAATTGTTCATTTTTAGCAACTTCATTTTCCTTATATTTTTTCATTAAAGTATTAAGTTGAGTTTCAGCATATTCTTGATTTTCAATATTATTAGGATGAGGATCAAAAGGCAACCAACAACCAACTTGTCCAATATAAATATTATGATTTTTATCAAGTCTTTTAAGTACTTCACTTCTAACTTGAGCTTCTTTTAGAGTTTCATAAACACCTCTAACTTTAACACCTCTCATAGAAGTTTGGAAATCATTTTTTTCAAGATAATCATTTTCAAGTTTACTAGAATTTTCTTGAACAAAGAATTCAAATTGAGTTTGTAATAGTTTTTGATCAAAAATATATTCATAATAATCTTTTAGACTATCTATACTAGAATTTTCTTTTTTATATTTTTCTTTTAAATTTGTAAATAATTCTTCCATTTTATTAGAAAAATCTTTAATGAATTCGTGAAAGAAGAAAACATTTTTATTATCAATAACAGATTCAGGAGAGATAAAAGAGAGACATGAAAAATTTTGATTACGAATAGGTTTATCTTCATCTAAATAATCATGAATTTTAACAGGTACAACATTTTTATTAGAATTTTCCATTTTTATTATTAAAATAATATTCTCTTAAATAGTTTTTTAATTTATTATTTAAATTTTATTTTTAAATTTTTTTTCTGTAAATATAATAAAATAATTATGCAATTAGATCTTAAAGAAATCACTGTTAGACTTGTTAAATATCTTATTGAAGGTTTAGTTGTAGCAATTTGTGCTTACCTTTTACCTGCTATTGGAAAACACAGAAGTACTCCATTTGATGAACTTCTTATGCTAGGTTTAGTAGCTGCTTGTACCTTCTCAATTTTAGATTTATTTTCACCGAGTATTTCTCAACAAGCTAGGGGAGGCGCGGGTCTGGGTATCGGTATAGGTTTAGTAGGAGGCCTGCCAATGAAAGCAATGTAAATATTTTTAATAGTAACTAACCCAATATACTAACACAATATACTAATATAATTAAAAAATCATAAAAAATAAAAAAATTGAAATTATTTTTATTTAAAATTTATATAAAGATTTGAATATATATAAGTTTTATAAAAAAGTTATAAAAAATGGTTTTTTGTTCAGAAAAAAACTGTAAGGGAAAAGCTCTTTATAATTACAAAAATTTAAAAGCTGCATTTTGTAAAGATCACATAAAAGAAAAAATGTGTAATGTTACAAAAAAAATTTGTGAATTTGAAGACTGTATTACAAGAGCAGGTTTCGGCTTTGAAGGTGGGCAAAAGAAATTTTGTTCTAAACATAAAGAAAAAAATATGATAAATGTAACTGAGCATAGAGTTTGTGATTATAAAGGATGTAAAACTCAACCAAGTTTTGGATATAATGATGAAAAACCTAAACGTTGTGTGAAACATAAAGAAAAAAATATGATTGATTTAGTACATAATAAGTGTAGTGAAAAAAATTGTACTATAAGACCTAGTTATAATTATTCAACAGAAAAAAAAGGTAAATTTTGTGTAGCACACAAATTAACTGGGATGATAGATGTAGTAAATGATGTATGTGCTTTTGAAGGTTGCGAAATTAAACCAGGATTTAATTTTGAAGGAAATAAGAAAAGGTTATTTTGCTCAGAACATAAATTAGATGGAATGGTTGATGTAGCACATAAAAAATGTGAATATGATGGATGTAGTATTCAACCATCATTTAATTATCCAGATCAAACTCAACCTAAATTTTGTTCAGAACATAAATTAGAAAACATGATAAATGTAAAAGATCCTCAATGTGCTCATTTAGATTGTACAACAAGACCATGTTTTAATTACAAAGGGGAAAAAACAGGTGTTTATTGTGTTTTACATAAATTAGAAAATATGGTTAATGTTAAAAATAATCATTGCTTATTTGAAGATTGTGAAACAGTACCAAGTTTTAATTATAAAGAAGAAAAAAATGGAATTTATTGTCAATATCATAAACTTGAAAATATGGTTAATGTAATTAGTATAAGATGTTTAAATCCAGATTGTGACACAATAGCGTCATTTAATTTTA